ACACGTCTCCTATGATGCCAATAATAACTGGCACCGCGATGGGCTATTGATTACAAATGCGATGATAAACAATATCATCAAACTCCTCTGCGGTCTTTACACCCGAAAAACTGTGCATAATCTCACCACGTATATTATAACATTGTGTATGTGGTATGCCTGTTATGTTATATTCAAATATAAGTGGTATATTTTCCTCTTTGTCAATATCAATAATCTCTAAATTAGTTGGGGTGCGATCGCAATAGTCACGCAAAGTTTTTAGGTGGCGTAAACAATCGATGCAGTTTACATACGTAAATACCTTTATTAAAAATATCATAGAAGTATATATGAAAACAGGGGATAGAGCGAATCTATCCCCTGTTTTGTGTAGAGTTAGCAATTAACCGCCTTGAGCAAGCTTTGCAAAGTAGCTAAGCGACTCATCATCGTCATCATCTGTGCTTGATGCAGCAAATGTTGATTCCGAACTGTTGTAGTTTTGTACTGGTTCAACCGACTTGCCGACTGCTGCAGCCGCGACGTTTACGCTTGCAGGTTCAGTAGAAGAGCCAGCAAGGGCGTCTGCTCCAAGAACTTCAACAAGCTTGCGCTTGAGGTCTGCATACGACTTGTAGTTTGCAGGATCAATAAAGTCCTTTAGAGAATACAGCGAGTTGTAGATCTTTTCAAGCTTCGCTTCGTCTCCTCCAAAGAGTTCGGATGCGCCTTCAAATTCAGACTTGTCATAGTTACGATAGCCTTCAAAGTTACGAATCTTTAACTTGAAGTTTGCACCAGCCCAAAAATCAAACGGGTTGATTGGAGTCTCGTCTTGAAACTGAGGTTGCATAATATCCATAATCTTATCAAAGATTTTCTTGCCAAACTTGTACAGGAAAACTTTGCCTTCGTTGTCTGGATTTGCTGGGTCGCTGACAACAAGAATGTTGCTGACGTAATGCAAACGACGCTTGCGCTCACGGGCAATTTCCTTGTCCTTCTCGTTTCCGCTGTTCCAAAGTACGCTGTTAATCTCACTTACTGGGTCAGGTTGACCAATACTTGTAAGTGAATTTTCAATGTACCAGCGACCAGTAGGTCCCTTAAAACCATGATCCCAAAAGCGAACCCATGGCAGGTCTTCACCTTCAAGGGCAGGCAAGAAGCGAATCACAGCATAACCGTTTCCGGCTTTGTCTACGACTGGACTCCAAAGACGATCGTCGCCATATGAAGTCTTTGGTGTACTCAATTTTTCTGCAGCTTCAACAAGTTTATTGATGCTTGCTGCACGATTTTGTTTTAGTTTTTCGAATGACATATATTTTTGTATTGCAGTGTATTGTTGTTGTATGTGTTTGTTATATCACCACTTGGTTATTATAACATAGTTTCAAGGCTTTGTAAATGTTTTAATTACAATTTCTTGAAAAGCTTTTTGTTGTAACGGTAAGTTACGAATAAACGGCTTGTAGCTATTTATCTTTAGGTTCATGGCAGCGTAGAGTCCCATTGGGTCAGACACTCCTGCAGCGATACGACGTGAATAGTTGCATAAGACGTCAAGTATGCATAGCGTCTCCACAGAGACTCGGCCACTCGCAGCAAAATCATAGAGAGGAATTTGTGAGCCGCGAGGCCTCAACAGCTCATCAAAGTTATCAGTAATCGACTTGCACACGGTAAGCTCTTCTTTAAAGCTGTATTGTAAACGCTGTATTTTAGAAGTCCAAAGAGTGTATGCCTCTTCAGACATATTTCCGATCCATTCGTTTCCAGAGAGCAGGTTTGCTAAAAAATATTCAATTACTGTTTTCTTTTTAACATAACGACGAGCCAATTTTTCAAAAAAGTAACGATCGCGACGAGCCTGAAAGGTGCTCTCCTTTAAACGCGGACCCTTAAAGTTAAACTTAAACGCGTCATAGTTGCCCTCACTAAAGTGCAACTTCATAGCCATATAGATTGACCACGTTTCAAAGCCTGAGACTCGTACGTCCTGAATTATCATGCAAATAGCGAAGCGCTTCTAGGCAACAAGTTATTACGTTGTGCCTCAGCTTCAAGTTTTTCTTTTAGGCTGCCAACTACAAGTTTTGAAATGTCGTCTGGATCAATTGTATAGTCGTCGCAGTAGTCAATGATTGCTTCAAGATATCCTATTGATTTAAGGCGCACTCGACGCTCGATTTCAAGAGCAAACTCTTGTTTTGTTAAGATTTTTACGGGTAATTCTTCAGACATATTATATTTTGTGTTCAACTACTTTTAAGATTATTGTTTGTTCATTTATGCGACCATTTGCGGGTTTTTTCTTAACAGTCAAGTTTACAAACAACTTGTCAAGTTGCTTTGGCGTAGAACTTAAAATGTTATTTAGAGTTTCTTTGGGTTTGCGAAGAGTCGCTACAAAGCTGCTTGAAGCGTCATAGCCCTTTAGTGAAGTTCCTTTTATTTCAAACCCGGCGGGACCAGAGGCAATATAGACACTCAGCACGCGTGTTTTTGTATTAAAGAGATAGAGTCTCTGAGAAGTTGGAATGCGAGTCGGTGAAACAGAATCGAGACTCCAGTCAGCAGAGTGTTGCTGATACTTTAGTTTAGATACCTGCTTGCTGGCGTCCTTAACCTTTTTCTTACGAGGCTTGCGAGTAGAGTTTTTAATCTTAGCGTGGTTTCGAACGTCGCCAATCATGCTCTCTAGAGACTTTACAATTTTACGAAGTTCTGGCTTTGACAAGTATGAATATCCCTCGACAAGTTGCTCGTCCGTACGCTGCAACGCCCCGTTATATTCTTCATAGTTCTTTTCTAGCCAGTCAAGTATAGTCTTGCAGCCTTGTGCAGGAATCTTAGAGTCCCTTAAAGCAGTTGACATATTAAAGGATGCGTTTCCAGAGCGGGTGGCGGCCCACTGATCAAGGCAGTCTTCAAGCGGCGAAACAATCTCTTTGTGTACTCTTTCACGTATGCGGTCAAGCGGACTAGGAGTTGGGGCTTTAACCTTTGTGACGTCGCCGTCATCCACAGGTGAACTCGCCCGTAAAAGTGTAATTGCACGCTTTAATTCGTAGTGGACAACAGACGCGTCATCCTTTGGGACTGGCGGCTCGTCATGAAATGGAAGAGTCGCAAAATATTCAGTTGTCTGTGGATGTATGCTTGGCATTCCACGCGTCAAGCACCTCACTAGTTTACCAACTGTGCTTGGTAAAACGTTTGGGTTTGCCTCTTTGATTGCGGCGACGTCATCCTTGTTATAACCGTTGCTCTTCATCCAATCAAGCACGAGTGGCTTCATTGCTGCAGTATCCAAGTAGTAGTTATAAAACCCAAGAGCACGGGCCCGTGTCTTATAAAACTTTTCGACTGGCCAGGTTTCCCAGCCATTCCATTCTGGTTCGTCGCCTGTCCATTTCGCGTCAGGCGCGATTACTCTTCCAGCTTTAAATGCGTTACTCATTTGTTTCGAAAATTGAAATTATTCTAGAAATTTTAAACGATCTCCAACCATCCGCTTCAAGGTCATACACTCGAAGCGCGTCGCTCTCTGGATCAATCTTAACAGCTGATTCTTTTAATGGAGTAGGAAGCAGCCGAGGTTGCAGCGTACACTTCATGTCTCGCAGGCTGCCGTCCACTTTTGTAAAGGTGACGAGCGCCACTCCAGTTTGAAGTTGCTCCAGTATTTTTTCTTTATCAAAACTATTGTTTGCCATAGGACTATTATACACAGATTTATCAAAATGTAAACGCTAAAGTTTAATAAGTTTTACAACGGTAACTATCAGCTTGCATTTCGAGTTCACGAATTTTGCATAGAGCGCTTTCATAAGAAGCTCTCAAGCCGTCAACCTCTGATTCACGTTGGTAGGTTATAAGCCAAAGTAAGTCTGTTGTGGTTTTTATGGGCTTTATGTTTCCGTGGTATCCGGCTTCGTGACCATTAGAGCCATAGTCGTTTTCCAAGATATGCCACATAATCCAACCTTCTGGGTCAAAGAAACTTATAACAGTTTCAATTGATGACCAGATTGCATTTTGTAGTCGTCCCTCAACTTCGAGGCATCCTGCTGCTCGCGCCGCGTCACACGCATCGCTGAGTTCTCGATACTCGCTGAGAAGTTTGTCTAGCTGTTGTAGTGTCAATGCACTCATGTTAAACCTTCCACGCTGCCAACGTATGCTTAAACGGCTCCCCTTCAATCTCTTTAACTGCTCGAAGCATCTCTGCTGCGACTTCACGAATCTCAACCTGTGCGTGCTCTGAGTGTCTCAGCTTTAGAAAATTTGCGAAGCTTCGCATATTAAACATCACGTCACTTTGAATCTGACTGTTGTATGCCTTAAAGAATCGAGCGCTTTCTTTTGCTCGCTTGCGTCCAAGAAGCGGAGTAAGATTTTCTAAAGCTTCGTGATAGAGCAAGTTTCCAGTTTCAGAATAGTGTACGAGTTTGGCTTGCCACATCGTTGGCCAATCATCAGGAACAAAGTATTTGTCTTCTTGTAGTTCTTTGTATCGAGCGCTCTCGGCGTTGATGCTTGCGATGCGATGCTTGAGCAGATGAATATGTGACGCGATGTCAGTGTCAACAAGAAAGTGTACCATAGCCTTTTCAAAGGGAGTCTCGTGCCCATTTGACCACAACATATTGATAAGGTTTGGAATTCTAGTCCGCTTGTCTTCGTTTAGTTCGCGTGAAGTGCTTGTCCAGGCGCTGCATGCAATTGTTTCGTCTGAGCCATAGTGGCCAATAAGTTCAATTCGATTTTTCATAAATTTTACCAGGAAGATTGATAGAAGAGTCGTTCGCTGTTCCAATCAGTATAGTCAATCAAGCCCGAAATGATTTTGATGCTGTTTTCAACGTTGTTCCAATAGCTGTCATCGACAGTGGTTGATCCCCAAAAGAAGCCTTGTGTAGGAGGCATTTTGCTAGGGTCCTTTAGGGCATGAGTCGCTTCAAGAGTTTCAAGGCATTCAAAAAGAGAGTCTTGACTAACCTCGTAGGTGCCACAGTTATCAATTCCACATTGAACGTGTGTGACAAACCATTGATGCAGCGCGTTAAACTTACGCCAGTATGCAGTCTGCTTAAAAAGCGAGTAGTAATCAGGAGCGGTGTCTGGATATGGTCGGTGCAGCGGCTCAAACTCTGCAAGTGCAGGGTCTCCAGGCTTTGCACCGACTTCAAGACTGTTCAACTCTTTGAGTGAGTGAGAGGTCTTCTTAACTTTGAAAATATACATGTCGAGTCCCATATGTGTGTCTGTTTGTGTTGTTTAGTACCAAAAATCTTCGTCTTTTACTGCGATCCAAACTATAGTGCAGACTGCTAGTGTTGCTAGTATTCCAAAAATTATTATTGTTGTCCACATAAGTTTAGTCTTCGTCACCGCAAGCTTCTCTTAGTTTTCTTGCTGCAAGTTCATACACTTCAAAAAAGTCTTCACGATTTTGCTTGGAGAGATTGAGTACCCTCTCACCCACAGTTT